TGGGTATTAACTATCGTGCTTGTGTGAAAGGACAAGCCGTTCATACCTATCCAAGGTTGTGAGCCTAGTCGGCTCAAACACTCGAACGGGTAATCTTGGCTTAAGACCAAGAGCCTGGGGTAATGTATCAAACGCGTTTAGACCAATGGAGTTTGCCAACTCCCAATTGGAATAAACAGTTTGGGACATTACAGACTTAACCTTCTCGTCGAAGGTTTCCATAATAGACTTTAATCCAATAGGATCAAAGTCTTCTATGGTAGAGGAATAAACCATCTGGTTTAACCTCTTTCTTAGGCCCATAAGGGCACCTAAGATAGTTTCAACGGGCTGGTAAAAGTCCATAGTCCTCTCAACCATCTTCATCAGGTTGTCACCTGGTAAAGAAAAATTGAGTCCAATAGGTGAACACAGATGTGCCACTTGTTGGTAGACTACCTTTTGCCTCCTTGTGAGAAGGCTGTAGCTCTTGCTTCCCAGAATTCTGCAGATATCCAGGAAATTGTCATCAGACATTCTCCTCCACTTATACTGTGGTATAACCATAGTAGAAGTGATAATCTTTCCAGCAAACTCAGCAAGTTTACTAGAAGAGATTGATTTATCAGCAGACCATGGGCAGCCCATTCGGTCTAACATGGCAATGTACTTATCCTTGAGTTGTTCTTCAAGGATAATAACATCATCCCCTAATACAAAGAACTGATGGTGATAATCACCATTAGCTAAGTGTAGAAGGAGAAGTCCATGTGTCAGAGCAAAGGTAGCAAAACTAGGATATAATCCTAGAGGCTGACCTTTCGTCCATTGTAGATCTCCTAATTGTGAAGACCACTGACCACGACTGATCTCAATAAAGAGATCAATGTGGTCCCAATCTTCCTTCCTTATAATAGCTCGAAGAGCTGTTACTTGGAGAGAGAGAGGAAAGTGATCTGTCGCACTTGAGAGATCAATACTATGAACCTGACACCCTGCTATCAGGGCTGACTGAATGTGGGGAATTGCACTCTGTTGATCATGAGTACAATCCCAAGGGAGTGATCGAATCAACCTCAGAATCTCTTCACCTAAAGGGTGAAGAGCCTCTTGGTGGATCCGATAGGGAGAAGCTACAGAACGTAGCTTTCCGCCTGGCTCTTGTATAAAGTGGATTTGACCACTCGGTACAGGAACATTTGGTGATGGTCCCTTATTAAAGGAACACATCGAATCCAAATATCTAAGGCGGTTACCCAGACCTTGTAACAAAGGTTTATAAAGCCTTTGATACCGTTTATACAGATTCTGGCCACCAGTAGTATTGAAGATCATCAAATCATCGAGAATCTTCTTACTCTGGGAGACAGATTTCTGTCTAAACAGTCTAGGAGCCCTCTTATCAGGAGAACCCTGATAAGTCACCAGAGGTCTGGGAGAACAACTCACAGATCTCCTACAAATTGCTCGGATAACAGTCTTAGAAAAATCCCTGTGAAAGGATTTATCTAGACCATCGGTCTTCTTTGGATCAATAGCTGCTAAGAATTTCTCCTTCTGAGTCTCGGTGATACCCGGAAGAATGTAAAAGCTATAAGCCATAAAGGCTTGTATACCTTTACTGAAATTCTTCTCAGACTTTATTGACCATTGGAAGAGACTTCCGATAGTACCTGCAATAGCTCCCTTACGATTCTTTCGAATCCAAGTGAGATTAGGCAGGCCTGTTTTGTATCGAATTAGATCAATCTTGAGACTTTTCAATCTCTTGATTGTCCATTCGACACCCGAACAATTCTCCCACTTTACCATCAAGTCTATAAAAGGCTTGATAGTTTGTCGTGGGATGCCAATCACACAAAGACGACGCGTTAGCCCATCCTGATGTTGTTGCATTAGCAACATAGGCATTACTCCTTTCAAGGATATTGCCAACATCGGATAGACGACGAGTCTATCTTTAGATCTTAGGTGGCTCATAGTTAAAGGATATGCAAAACTTTGGCAAGAAGGACGGCAGCTACGATAGTCGTAATCGTAGTGAAAATAATCAACTTCTTCCAAACCGGTTTGAGAATCAATCGGTACCTTAGGTTACCATCGTAATCGGTAAGCTCAGGAATGGTCTCAATTAAACTCCTAATTCCAGGATATTGATCTTGGAGTTCGGAAAATTTGGTGTTTAAGGTCTCTAACTCTTGTTCTCTGATATTAACCTTTTCAGAGGAAGCTTCAAGCTTCATGAGGAGGTCATCATAAGAATCAAGATTAGGACCATCTAACAACTTTGTTAGCACCAACACAAGACTATCTTTCCTCTTAGAGGAAGATAAGCGTTGTGTGAGACCAAGTGAACTTTGAAGCCACTTAAGTGCCTCAAGTTCTTTACCCAATTGCTCAAACCCAGTAGGAATAGGTGGAC